AGCCATTGACAGGATCATTACACCCGCAGTTTGAATCAAAATTGTTTCAAGGCGCTTTAATCGCGCATTGATCTGCTCGTACCTGATTGCACAAACTTCTTCGTGGGTTGACAGTCGAGCGTCTGTTTTGTCTACGGTGGTCATTTCATCCATTCCTTATTGGCAAGTAGTCTAGGATCGTTAGGCTTGAATTTTAAAGCCTCGTCGACCTCTTGTCTTGCCTTGTCTTTATGGCCTAGATGCCAAGCAGCGATGCTGCACAAGTCGTGCGGCTTGTCAGACCATGCAGCAGGGTCCATTGTGTAGACCTCCAGCTTTTCTTTAATCTTTAACGCTCTGGTTGCTGCAAAGTAGCAAGTCTCCCAATCATGGGTGTTATAGCAGAACATGGCGTAATCCACCCACGGCTCACGGGTGTTGGGTTCTTCAAGGCAAGCCCCCTGATACCACTTTTCAGCCTCTTTGATCTCGCCTAGGCTTTCGTGTGACTTACCCAACAACCTCATGGCGTAGCATCGCTCATGGCTCCAGCTTGCTTGCGGCATTGTCAGGTACTTCTTGAGCGCAGGGATGGCCTCTCTCCACTGAGAATAAAACGTCAATTCTCTAGCGTAGTAAAAAGCATTTCTGTGGCAGTACGGGTCTTCCTTGACCGCCAACTCAAGCAATGGCAGATACTGGCTGCGTGATTTTGTTTCGTCAGGATGGTGACTGACAAGCAGCATATCCGTATGTGCGTACACTTCAGCAATTCTGTTGTCGGCCCGAATGTACTCATGGATTGGGTGAACCCAATGATAACCATATCGATGGTGTATTTTCTCGCTATAAAACACTACCCCATTGCTCCAGTCAAATTTGTAGCGCAATCTGGTTGTATCGGTTGCCCAAACACGCTCAATTTCTTTTCTCCACCCCGGCTCCATTACTTCATCCAAGTCAAGAGAAATGCAAATATCAATATCAGGCGGCAACAAGGCCAAAGCAGCATCCCTTGCTCTATCAAATCGCCAAGGCTTTACGCATATCTCAAAGACTCTAGCGCCAGCATTCATTGCTTGCTGAATCGTGTCATCAGTTGAGCCTGTGTCAGCAATGACAATTAAATCAGCATCTTTGGCTGAAGCACAGAATCGTTTGACAAAATGCGCTTCGTTTTTGCTGATGGCGTAGACAGCTATTTTCATGTTTAACAGTCTTCAGCGTCCTCAAACCCAACTTGCAGCTTTAGGTCAGCGTACAGGCCGTCCATCAAGTTGCCTTGTGGTGTTGGGCAGTAGAAGGCGTGTTGCGCCACTTCCTGTGCGTTTGCTTGCCTAGCATCAGCATTGGCAGACACAGACACTTGGTATTGCACCTGCTCCTTGTTGCCAAAGATGTTGGTGATACGGGCATAGGCGTCTGTGAATGGAACGCCGACATTGCTTGTGGGGATAGAGATTTTCAAAGCCATTAGAAAGTTACCTCAGTTGTTTCGATTTTTGCTACCCATCGGATTGTGGTTGCCGCTGCGCCAGTAACAGTCACAGCGATGCCGCCGTTGGTTGTATCAGCAGTGATTGCCAAAACCCAAGTGACAGCGCCAGCGTCTTGAGCAATTACCAATGGAGTAACAGCAGCAACCAAAGCTGTGGATGCAGCGTTAGCACCACGCTTGATTACGCCTTCAAATTTCCAGCCTGATGTAGTGCCACCACCAGTTACGTTGGCGATGCAAGTGCCTTGAAATGCGTAGGCGCTGTTGTTGGGTAGGATGACTTGGTTGGTTGTTGCGGCAGCGTTGGTATTGCTTGTTAAAACTGTTGCGGTTGCGTCTGTGGTTTGGCGACCTAAAATCAACATTGCTGATTGAGAAACACCAAGAACTGCTGTAATTGGAGAACTAGAAGCTGGAAAAACTGCATAACAATTTAATAAGCGCGTAGTTCCTCGAATTCCACCTAAAACAAAAGATGAATTACCATTTGCCGTGTTGTATGACCCGCCACAAACAACTGCTTGTGATCCATTTGTGCTATTGTTTTCACCAGCAAAAATTCCTGCACTTGTTCCATTGCCGGTGTTACTATTTCCACCAACAACGGCAGAAAACTGACCTTGTGAATTATTAACTGATCCACCACCAGCAAAAGCATAACTTCCAGTTGCTCTAATTGTGTCACCCCCAATGGTGGCGGCATATTGTTGCGTTGCTTGATTGGTTGTTCCACCAATAGCGGCTGATCTTAAACCGCTTGCTGTGTTATTAAAACCACCAACTACGGCGCTGTTGTTACCACTTGCCGTGCTGCTTTGCCCACCAACAACAACAGCATAAGAACCACTAGCTGTGTTGCTTGTACCACCCAGTACTGCGGCAAACGCTGCCGTAGATGCGTTTGAACTGCCGCCTAAAGTTACAGCGTTGTTGTTGCTTGCGCTTGCAGGCATCTGATTGAGGCTAACCCATCCCGTATTACCTGAAACTGGAGTGACATCGTTTGCGCCAGATAGCCTACTAAAATAGCACAAATCAACCGTCTGTCCCTGACCAATAGATATTAAAACAGATTGCGTTCCTGTACTTCCAGAATTTGTAGTTACATCTGAAGTAAATAATGAAATAAACTGTCTTGATGAACCAACAGCAGCGTTAATAATTCTTATTTGTTTGCCATCAACAGGCGAAGTAGGTAAATAAACACGAACAACCTGCGAGGCAGTTCCACCAGTTCTAAAATACTGAATTGGAGCGCAGTCATCAGCCAAGGTCACACTTGTAAGCGCACCTGCCGAGGCTAGTGATTGGAAAAAATCCCACACCTGAATTGCAGGTGTGTTCTCGGATGCGAACCCCGTAAACATTAGTAATCCCCACCAATAGCAGTCAGGTGGAAACCAGCAGCCACAGCCGTACCAAACGTAGCGTACACACGGTAACCCGCAGCCAAGCTAATGCTCATAGGCAAGATGATGTCAGGCTGTTCTGCTGTTTGCGATACAGTAGTCGCCGACAGTGTTCGCTCAAGGTAAAGAGCGTTATTGGCCGCTGTGGTCGTTACTGAACCGTTGTTAATCCAGATTCGGATAACAGTTGCCACGTTAGTGCCAAGCGCCCTGACCTTAATAAAATCAAGCCGTGAGCCTTCCACAGCACCAGCCGTTTCAATAGGGCCGTAGATTGTGCCGCTGGTCAGGTCTGTTGTTGTGTTGGCTGACAAGCCGGGAGTGCCCGCAGTTGCGGCTGTTCCGCTTACCCAAGAGTTGACAGGGACTAACGGAAAAATAGGGTTTGTGTTTTGTGCCATTTACATTGCTCCGATTGACCAAGATTGTAATTTGGGGATAGGTGATGAACCACCTCCACCACCGCCAGTAACAGCAACTGTAACAGCGCCGCCCGTGTTTGTCGCTGTAACACCAGCGCCTGTGAAGTTCAAGCTAGTCAACGCTGTTGTCAGTGTTGAGCCTTCATCTTGAACGGTAATGCTTGGGCCGGTGGGTCCGGTTGGTCCTGTTGGGCCAAGCTGTGTGTACATCACCTGATGAGCAGTAACAATAACACTTGGCACTGCTGGACGAGTGGGACTTGTTGATGCAGCCTCGTGAGTTAGTTCAAGGTTAGTATCTGAAGTTCTCCAAATTAACTCAACGTAATCATTAGAAACCAACTCAAGCATGAAGTTCCATGCAGCAACAGTTTTTGCAGCAGAAGCACCACCTGAGACGGTTACAACCGTGTTGCTTTCTGGAATGTCTGTTCCATTTTTTCTAAACCAAATGTCAATAGTGTCAGTGCCAGAACCTGAAATTCTGTCTACTTGAGCAGAAAACTCAATGTTGTAAACACCAGCATTCGCAAAAGTAATCCTGCTGTTTGAAACAATACTTACGCCACTAGAATCGGGGTCAGTGTTATTAAGTGTTATTGGATAAGCAACAGTTGTTGATGCTGCAATTTGATCTTGGTTTGAGTAAAAAGCACCCCAATAACCTAATGCTCCACCAGCACCAGTAGAGCCTGTCGGACCCGTTGGGCCTGTAATAGAAGCGCCAGTAGCACCTGTGGGTCCAGTGGGGCCAGTTAAACCAGTATCGCCCGTTGGTCCGGTAGGTCCAGCAACACCTTGGATACCCTGTGGACCTGTCGGACCTGTCGGACCAGTGTCACCTTGGATGCCTTGTGGACCCGTTGGCCCCGTAGCACCTGTGTTGCCTTGAATACCCTGAATACCTTGGATGCCTTGCGGTCCAGTAGGCCCAACATCACCTTGCGCTCCAGTTGGGCCTGTAGGTCCGACATTACCTTGAATGCCTTGGATGCCTTGTGGTCCGGTCGGGCCGGTTGGTCCTTGTGCGCCTGTTGGTCCTTGTGGTCCAACAATCTGACCCGCATCAAACCATGCTGTGCCATTCCACACATACAAGTTGCCTTCAGACGTAACAATGTATGCGTCATTAACTTGGTTGCCTGTTGGCGGCAAATCACCAACATTAGTTACTTCACCTTTTAAGTTAATTGACGTTCCTTGTGGGCCTGTGTCTCCAGTAGGACCAGTAGGGCCAGTAGCGCCCTGAATACCTTGTGGGCCTGTTGGTCCAGTAACGCCTTGGATGCCTTGTGCGCCTGTCGGTCCAGTTGGCCCTTGGATGCCTTGAATGCCTTGAATACCCTGAATACCTTGTGGACCTGTTGGGCCAACATTACCTTGAATGCCCTGCGCCCCTGTAGGACCAGTTGCACCAACAGCGCCTGTTGGACCAGTAGGGCCAATAACAGTAGATGCTGCTCCAGTAGGACCAGTAGCGCCCGTGGGTCCAGTTGGGCCAGCCACTGTAGAAGCAGCACCCGTTGGGCCAGTTGGTCCAGTTGGCCCTGTTGCGCCAATTACACCTCGGTCAATTCTAGCCTCTACGCGAGGCTGTGGAACTACTTCAAGGGTTACGTTGTTTCCGTCAATGACGTTTACAGTTACTTTGCTCATAACACTACAACGCCATCAGAACGGACAAGGAACAACAAGAAAATAATCATGTCATCCGCTGGATTAGCGCCAGCAGCAGGGAACGAAACCTTTACGCGCCCTGAGTAGCCCACGCAACTTTGAGCGTTAATGTCAAGCTGTGGATCAGTTGCCATCAAGCCCCATGCACCAGCGTCAATGACAAGCGTACAAGTACCAGCAACAGCAGCAATGTTTGTGATTGTCAAAGGGATTGCGGGAGGCGTTGGCGTGTAGTCTGCAATGTCAAACGTCAGACCGTTTCGGGTGTCTTGAATGTTTGTTAGATTGCGCCTAGCAATCTGAGCATCAATGGTTGCGCCCGTAAGGTTGACGGGCAAGCCAAGAGATGTAAAAGACAAATTCCAATACGTTTGCTGATCCCAAACAAGTTCGCCAGCTAGGATAGGATTGTCAAAGCCCGAGACTTGGGCTAGTGAAGATTTGTTAAAGACTGCCATAATTTTCCCTGTACTCAGGTGGTGACGCTCCCCGCCTACTGGCAGGGCTACGGTTCTTGTCATGTGTTCAGGCTATTTTAGCCGCCAAGATAGATACACGCAATTGTTTGAACATCAGTTGGACTAGAAAAAGTTACAGATTGCCTAGATTTGGCAACCGTAACAGAACGAACAACGTCATCTGACTGCTTCATTCCTTTGCCGGGAGTTGAACTGGTAACAATCAAGTCGCCAATTTCAATGTCTCCACCTTCGCCAGTTACGTTAATTGTTCCCTCACCAAGAGAGTTAACGTAAATAACTTTCTGACCAGCCGGAATCGGATAGTACATCGGATTTGGAATTGGCTGTGGATTTGGCAAAGGCGCACCCGTAATCGGATCAACCTCGCCTGTGTTTTCGTATTCATTCCAATCAGATGGAGGAACATCAAAAATTTGCAGACAAACCCCAATGACACCCTTTTGATTTGTGACACTACTTTTCTTATAAAGCATCACAATGTTAGACGGGTCAAGAACAGTCTCAACTTGATAGTCAACCACAATATCACCAACCGCAAGCCCATCTGATTCTTCAATCAGCCCATCGTGAACTCCTGTGAATGGCAAATAGCCACCAGCAGAAAAAATTGCTCCAAGCGTAGACTGAACCGAGTAACTTCCATTGTTTAGATATGTCTCATTAACAAGTGTTGATCCAGAAGTATCGTATCTTCTAAAAACTCCAGCAGATACAGTTGTTGTATTAGCAATATATGCTTCTGTTACTCGATTAGATGCCGTAGGGCCAAAATAGGCAAAGTATCCAGCATTGTCATTGTTGTTCAAAACAGATGAATTGACCGGGATCAAATTCATGTTGTTTGGAGTGCCAATGCTTCTGTTGTATCGCCCGTTACCCGCAACTGAGTTTGTGGCTCCAGAAAACGCAGTGTAAAAAGAGTTGTAAGAAACGCTAGTCGCAGAAAAAACACCTAACGCTGGCGCACCGTTACCAAATACACAAGCGCCAAGAGCAGCAGCTTGAGTTGCGCCAGCATCTTCCAAAAATGCCATTACGCCCCATTTGCCACTTTGATTGCTCTCAAAAGCGCCTACACCTGAAAAGCCATTAAGAACAGTTCCGGTTGCGCCAAGAGCAAATGTTCCGCCGTTAAGTGTGGCAGTAGTTCCAGATGTGATCTTGTTGACAGTCAAGCTGTTAGCAGTAATTGACCCGCCATCTATAAATGTTGCTCCCGACCCGCTTGGCCCAATTGCTCCAGACAAGTTTGTAAACGTAACAAGACCATCCATGTTCTGCCAAGTAAACACAGAACTGATAGTTTCTGTGTACGGGCCACCAAAAAAGATTTCTTGAAAGATTACACGAATAGACCAGTATTTGTTGTTAGCCGTTGTTGTTCCAACAGTTGAAGGATTGAATGTAGAACTCCAACCTGAAGCAGAAATTGTTGGTGTACTTGTATTAAAGTCGTAAGCAACTTGCGCGGTTGTTGGTGACGTAGGCGCTGTTGATTGTGGCGTATTAAAGAAATAATACACTTGAGCGTTTCTTGGCCCCGTGTCACCAACTGGCCCTATTTGACCAGTAGGATTCCAAGCAAACGATGCGCTAAGTGGGCTGATTATTGATTGACTGATTTCATTGCCAACAATGTAGCCAAAGTAATAAGTGCCAGTTGGAAGGCTTTGATTGCTAAATACAAATGAACTTGAACTTGCAAAAGGTTCTGAATTGGCAGAAGTTGCAGTAAGCAACAATTTCCAATCAGTTGCCGCTGGAGTTGCTGTTGTGGTGTAAAACAACTCAAGAAAAGTTACGCGACCCGTTGTCGGAACAGTTACCGTGACATTGAAATAAGGGAATGCAACTGTTGGAAATCCAGCAACTGTTGGCGTTGTTAAGGCGCTAAAGAAGCCCACGTTTGGCAAGCCACTGTTAGGCACTGGCGCAAACTGATTGATGGTTTGATCGTCATAGACTTGGGCGTTGTATTCGTTCAACTCAAGACGAGCGCCAAGCGATCCATCACCTAATGATGCTTCATTGACTTTCACTACACGGAACAACTTAGCAGTCCAACCGTAGTTAGAGTTCGTAACGCTGACAACATCACCAGCGTCAACTTGAATGCCAAAATATGTTGTGTTAAAGCTGACAATTAAATCTTCACGGGCTTGCTCAAGCAATCTATTTGCAAGATAACTGGCTTGAACAGAATCGTTTACCAAGTCATATGTGACGCTGTACTTGTTAACAGGCTCATTTGGATACAGCAGAATAATTGGCGTTTTAATGTTGATAAAGTTTGCTTGGTCACGGTTCTCTTTAAACGGGAACCTAGCCTCAACCTGATTGATGGAACTGGTAATGTCTGTTGCACTTACACGAATGTCGCCAATGATGTTGTTGTCGGTAAAAGCATAAGCCGCAGTCTCTGCTTTGTTAACGACCACCGACCATTGACCCAATGCTGCGTTGTATGTCATCCATGAATCGCAAGCAGACATGATGCGGTCAATGTTTGACAGCACAGATTCACCCGCATCCAAAACGCCGTTAATACGGTAACGGGCTTGCGTTGAAGGCGAACCACCACTGTTGGTGAAAGTAATTGTTTGATCTGAATATGCGTTTAATGTAGCAACACTTGCGGTGTCAACAAATGCAGAACTAAAAGAGCCATTAGGAAGCCAGCCAACAGCACCACCATAATTTTTATTGGTGATGTAGTCATACCAAACATCTCCCGGCTTTGCTGAACCAGCGCCATTCAAATAATGAGCAACTTTAAAAGTAATCGGTGAAAGTTGTGTAGTTCCGGCATCACGGTTATAAATCAGCTTGACAATCGCAAAGCCAAGACCGTTCATCTGCCGTGTGCCTGTCCATCTCAATCCGGCAGCAATATCAACACCACCCATCACAGTGCTTGGTGCTGGAGCGCCATTCAAAGGCGTAATCGTTCCGGCTTCATTTGAACTATACAAGTAGATAAACAAGTTGCCGTTGATTTTTGTGTCTACGTTAGGAGGGCTTGCTTCGTCAGTTAAGCTAATGACTTTTGTTTGATCTGTTCCATCAAACGTCATCAAGCGATCACCGTAATACATATCGGTGTTGTCAAAGAGAAACTGACCGTTAGGGCTAATGCTTGATACAGCCAAGACGTAATACATTGTCTTTTGGTCAATAGATAACACAGCGTCAACAAATGTGCCGCCCATGTAGGCATCGCCATAAACAATTGGGACAGCGTTAACTGCGCTTGGCGGCACTTGTTGACGCACACCCATGTCTTGCTGTTGTTCAGGATTGTCTGCAAATACTCTAGTGACAATATATGAAAGAGCAAAGTTGACAGCAAATGTTGCAACAAATGTCGCAGCACTAAGGCTTAACCCGCCGTACATAATTCCATAAGCAATAATAGTGCTGACCATTTTATTCTTTCACAAAAGTTGCGCCAAGAGGTTTATAGCCCCTGCGTGTGTAATCAATAAATGGCCCATTTGCCGAAATTGATGTACACACAAAATCTACTTCATTTGCTTCAAGCATTGCTTTGGCTCGGTCGTCAAACGCTTTCCAAAGCCTACCGCCAATTGTTCCGTTTCTATGCTCTGGCTCTACCCACCAAAGCAATTCGTTCAACTCTCTTACTTGCGGCGACCAGATGTTAGAAGATTTGTAAGCCACAATCGCGCCGCGCATATGCTTGTCAATGAAGATAAACCCACGGCCTTTAATGATGCCAAACAAAAGCTCCTCAACGTATTTAGCGTTGTGGTTGTTTGGGTCACCAAGTTTTTTAATCGGGTTTTCATACGCATATGCTTCAACAATTTCCAGCAATCTTGGTATGTCATATTTTGTCGCTAGTCTTATCATGGTTATGCGCCACCGCCATCAGTGGTGTTTTCTACTACGGTTGTTTCGCTAGATTGCGTCTGTGTTTTAGGTGGTGAGCCAAAGTCAAAGTATTGATTGGAAATTTCAGACACACGATTCATTGACGTATCGTTTGCATAAAGAAACTGCCAGTTACTCTGGTTTGTCTTTACACCCGAAAGTCTGTTTTCCAAAATGCGGCGCATAGAAGAACAAGCAATAGAACAAGTGGCAATCCTTTGCCTTAGTTCACTATTAAAATCTTCAGTGATTGACACGCTATTGATGATGCCCTGATAACGCTTGAAGAACTGCGTTGTTGGCGTTGTGATGATCTGGTTGTTTGAGTCAAAGAACCCGCGCCAAACTTCCACCAATGACCCTTTAATGTCGCTACTCAGAATAAGAGCAATTGAGGCTGGATCAATGCCCGTCAACTGAATAGTCATGTCATCGGATGTGGCTTTTATGTCCCGCTGCACATCACCCACATTGAGCAAAGCACCAAGGTTAGTAAAGGTAATCCCGCCAACAGTGATCGGGGCAGCAGCGTTACAAAACGTGTAGACCGTTGCAGCCGTGCCAACTGTTAGTTTGACAAACTCGGCATGATTGATTTGTGCGCCAGTTACGGCATTGATTGTTGTCATGTGATGTATTCCCGAAATACAAACGGTTGATCCCAATTGACAAAAGCTCCGTCTGTCATTGGAGTAAGAGTATATGTTGGACAAACTTCAGCCACAACATTAAATGTGCAAGCGTTGCCAATTGACACAATAGCGCCAGAACTAGGTGTTCCTATCAATGGCCTGTGGATGTTGACAGAAGCGCCAGCAGAGTCTGCTGTGATCTTGTAGGTATAGCCACCTACCATGATGAAATCACCCGCCTTAAACGTCCCGTTAGAGGTCAAGGCAAGCGTTTGTGTGTTGGGTGTAGGTGCGCCGTTCAATGTCGCAGTAGTTGCTGTGCCAAGAGTTTTGGTAAACCAAGACAACAAGCTGCTGTTAAACGTAATGACTTCAGGCAACTGACGGTCTTTGTTGTCAATGGTCTGAATGATGGCTCTAGCTGTTGGGTAGTACAGATAGTTGTTAGGCGTGACTGTAAATACCCACGGTACAGACGTAAGGTATTGAGCCACAGTGATGTAGCCTGACCTTGCAACTTGTTGACCAACCATGCGGCGGTTGTTTACCGTCATGGACTCTTGATTTTCAAATATTGTTTGGAAGCTCATGCCCGACCCCTGTTAACTGCCAATGACTTGCCAGCATATTGATTAGCCGCCCAAATCGCGTTAGAACTGCCTAGAAGCCTGTCTTCAAACGATTTGGTATCAATGGCATTAATGTAGTTGTTTGTCACGTTGGTGGTGCTGCCCATGTTGTTCATTTTTGCATTAGGAATAATTGTTCCAGAATTTGTAGGAACAAACAATTCTGCTCCACGCTCACCAACCATATATGAATTACCCGCGCTTACAGGGCCACCTGATGCTCTTGGTTCTGCCGCCATGTAAACATTTTCAAACCAACCGCCACTTGAGGCGTTACCGCCAGAACCAATATTCCCGAACAAAGAACCAAGGAATTTGCTTGCAGCCGCCCTCATTTGTATTGCAATGATGTCTTGAATAATGCTACGAGCCAAGTCTTTAAAGGATAACTTGCCCGTCCTAACAAAGTTTGTAATTGCCGCCTCCATGTTTCCCGTCAATGAACTAAACATATCAGAAGCAGTTCTGCCAGCGTTTTCAGAATTCATTACATATTGCTGCAATGCGTAATCCCATCCTGTATTGAAGTCTTGAACTCGCATACGTTCTTGCTCAATACCTCTGTCTCTAATTTTTGACAATTGTTTTTCAGTAGCTTCAGCATTGTTTAGTTGCGTCATTGAGTTAACAAACTCAGGAGCCATTTCGTTTTCTTTATATTTCTCCCTCAACTCTTGACGTTGGTGTTCAATGTTTAACAACTTTTCTTGCAGCGCATAATTTTCTCGTTGTTTGTCATATTCAAACACCGTCATTGTTGCGCGTTCATTTTCAAGAAGAGCTTGATCGGCTTTTATTGCCGACATTTTTTGTTCTAAATTTATTTGTCGCTCTACAGCATCAATCGCAATTTTGTGTTTTGCGTTGATTAGCTCATCACGTTGCTTTCTTTCTTGGTCTGCTTTTTTTGTATCAATATTAAATGTTGATTGAATGCCGCCTTTTTGTGCGCTGCTTAAATTTTCAGCTTTTAAAGCATCTGCTCTTGCTTGAGTTGCTTTTGCAATATCTTCTTGATATTTTAAAAAACTTTCCTCAAGAAGCAGTTGATCTTGGCTTCCTGTCAAATAGTGCATTTGATACATATGACGTTCAGCATCTATACGAAGCATATCTTTTGCAAGTTTAATTTTTGCTTGCATTGCGTCAATAGTACGGCGACTACCAGCGCCATCATCACTAGAGCCTTTACCCGGCTCTGGTGTAGCATTTTCATCAGCGGCATCAGTTTCTTCGTCTTGGTCTTCAAATACTTTCATTGCGCCAAAGTAAGCCGCCAATGCGCCGCCAGCCATTGCAATGCCTTTAACGCCTTGAGCTGATTGGATGGCAATGCCTAGTGCGGCTGTAGATTTGAGTGCAACATTAAGCGCCTTAAATGCCGCCACTAATTTCATCATTCCGTTAATAACCATTACAGATGTAATAGCTACCATTGCGGATTTAAACTGGTTAACAGATGGGACGAAATCACCACCAACAAACACTTTAAAGAATTCAGCAAAAGCTAATTTTAAATTTAACATCATGCGATCAATACGATCACCAGCATCAGCCCATGCTTTTAGTGCAACTTCTTGTCGTTTAAATTCTGCGCTTGACTTTCCTAAAGCCTCTGAAATTTCCTCTACTGACTTGTGCAAACCGCCTTTACCCAAGATTTCTTTTACCGCTTTAACACGATCATAAGTGTTGCCAATATTAGACAAACCTTTGTAAACTTTGTTTAAGGCTTCTTCAGGACTCATTGCTCTTAGGTCTTGAAAGCTAATTCCCAAATTTTCAAATGAAGCAATAGCAGACTCATTGCCCTGTTGCGCGTCTGAAATTTTTGCAAAAAGATTTGCAATGATTTTTCCAGCGTCTTCAGATTTGCCGCCAGCTTGAACTAAAGCGTTTTGAAATTGCAAAACTTTTGCAATGCTTACATCATAAGTTTTTGAAACGTCATCAAGGTCGCCAGCAAGCTGCAACACAGAATGAGACATTGCAGCAAAACCAGCAACAGACAAACCAGCAGCGCCGCCAAGTTGTTGAAACAGGTTTTTTAACCCTTGCATATTTACGCCAAGGTCGTTAAACGCAGACTGCAAATCTTTAGCTTGTCTTTTTGCTTGCGCTGTAGCCTTGTCCCACTCAACAGTGACAAGACCTAATTTGACTGAAAGCGAACCGATGACCGCCATGATTTACCCCTTTGTCTTTGTAAATTCAGTAATTTTTTGCCAAAGAGCAGAACCAAGACGGCTTTTTACTCTTTCTATATTATTGTCCAAAGCTGGCCTCATAAAAGGATGGCTTGGCGTTCTTGCATTACCAAATTCTTGCGACACTGGAACTGGTCTTTTGTTGCGCCACACGCTTTGCAATTTGCCGCGCTTGTTGACAATAAAATCTTGAATAGAATCATCGCGCAATGTACTGACTGAAACGCGAGCAATATACATTTCCCCGTTGTATGTTGAGCTGCTTTTGTCGCGTGACTGAGGTTTATGCACTTTCATGTAAATGCGGTTTTGCATCTGCCCGGTATCTTGCGGAGCAAATGTTTTGGCATCTTGAAACACTGGCTCCATTGCGTAAGCCATAGATGTGCGCCAAATTTTATCGGTCTTGCCTTTGCCGATTTCTTCTGACAGCTTATCCATTGCTTTATACAATTCAGCGAAACCGTTTACTTGAAATTCTGCGCTCATTGTTTAAACCTTTGGTTGTCAAAACCGGGCGCTTGTGACAAGAACAACAACAAAGACTTGCTTGCTATTTCTGTTGCTGTTGGTTCATTATCTGGATTGTTCCAATATTCATTTATCCAAGGAAATATGCTTTGTTGTTTATACGGCGCAGAATTTTCTGGCCTCATGTAGTTAAATACAGCCGCAGTCATTGGAGCAAAGCCATCAAAGATAGCCCTGTTTCCCAACATACCATCAGCGTACATAACTTGAATCTCCGTAAAAACTTCTTCGCTTATTTCATTAACTGATTTTTGTGTATGCCCATTAAAAATTAAAGCGGCTGTCACTTGCCGCCTCAAACTTTGCCTCAGTTTTTTTTTGCATTTTTGTAATCAGGAGCAATAGCCGCTTGAATTGCTTGCACAATTTCTTTAATTACAAACTCAGGGAATTCAGCGCAAATTTGTTCATAAGATTCATCAACAGCATTTCCTGATTCAGAAACCAAAAGATGAAAATATTGCTCTATTTTGATTTCTTCAATGGCTTGGTATTGCGCTACTTGACGCAGTGATACACCGTCCATAATTAAATCATCATCTGTAACAGTCACTGATTGTTTGTTTGTGTTTAAAGCCTTGATAAATTCTTCACCGCCTTCTTCCAATGTTTGGCGCATTGGAGCAGAGATACGCTCAAAAGCCGCATCAACTTTTTCTTTTGGTGGTGAAAAAATTAAAGTGTTGATTTGTTCCATCTCTTTTTTAAGTGGAACTTTTAATTTTAAATCAAACTTTACATCTCCCAAATCTATTGAGATTTTTTTGATTTGAATGTCATCTTTTACTTGTTCAAATTGCTTGCCAAGTTTTTTTGCTAATGTCATTTCATGTCCTTTATTTTGTTTTAATTATCTTGTCGTAGATAGCTTGATTCAATGCAGTAGCGTAAGCAACAGCTTCATCAGGCGTAATTTTGTCGGCAAAGTTTCGAGCAATGTCATGAGCCAAAGATATGGCAGTGATTCGTTGCTCAGTAAAACCAAACCAGTTCTTTGATGCGCTGGCTTGATCTACAAGGAAGTTAAGAAGGTCGTTACTGTCTTTTACTATCATGTTTTTTTACTCTGTTGTGTCTTGTGGAACTTCTTCAATGACCATTACGGGGGCAGTCACGTTGTACTTCTTCAGCAAAGCCAAAGCAATTGCTTCGGCTGTATCAGGCTTGGCAGTGGCTTTTGCAAGCTCACCAGCGTCTACCACCATGCCACGGGCAACAAGGTTAATGTCGCCGTAGCTGGTCACAATTGCTTCGATTGCGTCTGAGACTTTCATCAGTTGTTCGACCAGCCGTACTGGTTGCCTCGTGGATGAATAGTGAACATACACTTGGCTTCAGCACCCGGTGCAGAATCAATTTGGAATTGACCCACGCGACCGTTGAAAGCATAAGCAATAGTGTTTGTGCTTTCCACTGCTGCAACCACGAAAGTGCGGTCAACAACACCAGAGTAAGCATCAGCACGAATCTGCAACAAGGCTGCGTCAGACGGGTTCCAAGCAGCCGTAATGGTCATGCTTGTAGGAGCCGCTTGCACAGGAATCTTGTCGCTTTGACGCGAACCAGCAACACCGAAACTTGCTACAGCATCATCCTGACCAAAGGCAGGGATGGCCTCGACAGGCACAGCAACACCAGCGCCACCTGTACCGTTGGCTGAAGTGCCCACGATAGTGGTTACTTGAGCAACCCACACAGACAAGTTAGCGGTTGTCAAAGGTGTTGGAGTTGCAGCCGATTGCATCCACAACGATGCGCTAAAACCGGGAAGAACTTTTGCAGGGATAGCCATGATGACTCCTTATGCGTTGTTGGACCAACCGTACTGATTGCCACGGGGATGGATGGTAAATGTAGCCTTGGCTTCTGCACCGGGTGCGGAATCCACTTGAAACTGGCCTACACGCCCGTTGAAGGCGTAATAAATAATGTTTGCACCCTCGGTTGCCGAAACGATAAAAGTGCGGTCAATGACGCCAGAATAAGCATCAGCACGCATCAGCAACAAGTTGGTATCAGCAGGGTTCCATGCAGCAGTGATGGTCATGGAAGTTGGTGCAGCCTGAACGGGGATCTTGTCAGATTGACGCGAACCCGCAATGCCGAAACTAGCCACAGCATCATCTTGACCGAAAGCAGGGATTGCTTCGACAGGAATCAGATTGCCGCTAATAGCCAATGGAGCCACACTAGCAACCAAGGACAACTGTGTAATTGTCAAAGGAGTAGGAGTGGCTCCGGGCTGTGCGTACAACGCTGCCGTAAAACCGGGAAGAACTTTGTTTGGTAAAGCCATTTTGAGTATCCTTTAAGAGTTGAACAATTGTCTTGTTTTACGCCGGGATGTCAATGGTGCAGTCTAAAAAGATTTCTGCCATCTTTTCCTCATCGTTGTAACTGTTGTACAGCCACATAACATCGGCTTTAGATATGTAAAAGCCTTCTGCTGGACTGCCCAAAATCCCGCTATACCCATGCAAGGCTTGCAGAATCTGATTTGAGATTGTAAATCCTTCTTCAATCTGTTGAGTAAAGATAGAGATTTGGAATACAGGTCGATCTATACCTTTGTTGCTTTGCTGTGTCCCCGTATATACAGGCTGATGCACGTTACGCAGCATCCAAGTAATGAACTTGGGCTGAGTCGCAAAGTTACGGTTAAAAGACGCATACACAGGCACAGGCGTGACTATGTTTGCCAGTTGGTACTGAATTGCTCTACCGTAAACAACAGGGTTTAGTTGTGCTGCCATTAGACCGCCGTAACTGGATCAGAACGATAGCAAAGAAAAATGATGTTCATTCGATCATCAGTTTCTCTTGCGCTGTCAATACGCCAATCTTTACCACGCCATGTGATTGAATAGAGGTTTTGGTTATCCACTATTGCTTTCATGTTTGGCGTGTAGTTCAATGTAAAGTTTGTCAAATCTTGGTACAGACGATACTTTTCAGCAATCTTTAAACTGTTGGCAACATCTGCAACTCTTGCCCGTGTCGCAAACCACAATGTCTGAACAGTCGCAGACTCACCAAAATCCGACTTGGTGAAAGTCAGGTTGTTAATGTTGATGTTTTCAAAACGAGCAATTGCCATTTCACATCACCAATGGTTTGTAACTGCGTAAAAGCGTAGTCACGCCAAACGGAATGTCTTTAAGTTGTACTTCTGTGCTGTTTGACCGATTGTTGTACAAGTGCGTAAGCAACAACAGACCTGCTTGCTTGATGACAGGGTAAGCAGCCAAAGGGTTGGAAACAGTTGTGTATTGAACAACGATAGGAGCAGTCATCACCGAATTAACATCAGTCGGCAAATTGTTAACAATTACTTTGTTGCCAGAAGCATCGTAGTAATAGCTTGTGCTTGCAAGCGTTGTGAACACCGGAGGAAACGCATCATTCCAATAGCCAACCGAGTTGATGGTCAAACCGGGTTGATTGGGGTAAAAGTTTTGACTTACTTCAGGCAAGTCAAGACTAATAGGTGATGCTACAAGGCTCTCAGAACCGTACCAGACGCGATAAGTTACTGGAAGGATAGACATCCCCAAGTAATCCTCAATTGCTTGTCTAGTAGCCACCTCAAGGCCAAGCAAATAGGTGTCTTGGCTTTCGTCATTAAACAAATTCAGTTGATTGGTAATTTCATCAAGCGTCAACCACGCCGTGACACTATCACGCCCAATCTGTTCAACCTTTGCATAGTTAAACGGATTGCGCGTTTGAGCGCCAAAGGGCGCAGCGTATTGATAGTTGTCGAAACTCATGGCTTAGACACCTACCAAACGGATTCCAGCAAACGGGTCACGCACGGTACTTACTAGACGCTTTTCCGCATATAGGGTAATGAAGCCGGGGCTTGTCTGTTCCATTGCCTGAATGGTCATTTCTTCAACGTCAGCAATGCTTACAAAACGAGGCCAGTTAGCCAAATAAATGTTGAAGTTACCAGCGCCAGTTGTTTGGATGTTTGGGTTCGCAACGACAGGAATGCCAAACACATTAACAACAGCACCGCCATCATCATCGCCAGTTTCAGCAAATTGTCTAATTGCCGCGCCACCCGTCCCGAGGTTACGCAGTTCGTGAATTGTTTGTGGGTGCATCATCCATGCAGTACCGGGAAGATTCCAGTATTGAGCAGGGAACAAACGGGTCATGTCAGTAATGTCGGAATACGACACAGCCGCTGCTGCTTGAGTGTATGTAGCAATGGAGTGAATGCCGTTGGTGATTGCTGTGCCACTTGTACCAAATGCAGATGAAACAGCACTGGTGTACATATTCAAACCACGCAAACCGTTTGTCGCGCCGTTGATTGTGGTGGTAGAACCAGCTTGGTCATTGTTCAAAACCATTGAAGCGCCTTCGATCTGTGCAAATTCCAGCATCAAATCTTCAACCAAAGTTTCGTTCAGGTAGTTTACATCCGACATAACCGCTGAACGAACAGGCAGTTGAGCAGTAATAACACGGGTCGGCAATTGCCAAATAGATGTGTTGATGTTTGGCGAACCGCTGTCAGGCGTGAACGTGTATCCAAACGGGTTTGTTGAGTTTGTCGCGTTACCTGTCTTGGCTACAAACTGTACGCTTGAGCCAGATGCAGGAATAACACGCGACATCTCACGAATTGGGTTTGCAAAACGCAGTGCAGCAAATGCGTTGTCAAAAAAGGTACGACCACCAACCCCGTTACCAGAGCCTGTGATAGCAGATGCCTCGCGCAAGTCAATCGTGACTTTATCGCCAGTTTCCAATGTTTGCTTAATTCCAGACAGGATGCGTTCGGTAATGGTCATATCAGTTCCTAAATTATTGGCACAAAAAGGAGGGGCAATTACGCCCCTCCGATTTATCAGGCGGCTGTACCTGTCGAGCGATAACGCACACCAGCGTTAGGATCACGCACAGATGTTGCCAAACGCTTTTCTCCAAAAAATGTTATAAATCCTGGAAGTGTTTGGTCATAGCGGCGCATGACCATATTCAGGCGATCAACGATTGTGTGGAAGCGGCTCCAATCAGCAAAGTACATTGGGTACAGGCTAGTAGTGCCAGCAGCGCCCACTGTAGCTTGGAAAGGAGAGTCCAAGTAACGGTTCATCACCACATCAAAGCCAAGCATATTGCCAATGATGCCATCAGGAATCAACGACTCAGTAGAGTTGAAGATTGGACGACCATTGGTGTCTTGCAGACCACGGATAGCTTGAGCCAAGATTGGGCTAACCATGAACTTGGCGTTTGGAGTCCAATACTGCTGCGGCAAAGCCATTACCAAGTTAATAACGTCTTTGTAAGCAATGTTGTTCAAGCCAACAGTGTTGACGTTAGAAGTCAGTTGGTCATAAGTAGCCAGCGAGTGCAGACCGCTTGAAGAACCAGTACCAGAAGTGCCAAAAGCAGCAGCAGAAGTTGTACCACCAGTGTAAGTGGCATTAGAACCAGCGTACTGATCCAAACCACGCAGACCGTTAGTGCCGCCGTAAGGGTTAGTACCCGATTGAGCAGCTTGGTCATTGTTTGCCACCATTGAAAGTGCCTCACTCTGACTGAAGGAGGCCAGCATGTCGTCAACAACCACAGCTTCCAAACCATCAATGTCGTCCAATGCCGCAGTACGGATTGGGAACTGGACGTTCAAGTCTTGCAAAACCAATTGCCAGATGCTTGTGTCTTCAGTAGTGGCTGCGCCGTTGTTCTGAATACCATAGCCCCATGCTTCACCCGGATTGCCCGTGCGAACACGAAATTGGTACGAGGAACCGTCAGTAGCCACAGTGCGTGACAGACCGCGCATTGGGTTCATCAAACGCAGAGCCGTGAAAGTTGGATCGTAGCCAGTACGACCACCCTTGCCATCACCACCAGCGGTCAAAGCAGAAGCTTCTTTCAGGTACGCATCCATTTGGCTTTCGTCTGCAAAGATTTTCAATTCTTTTTCCAAACGGTTGTTGCCTTTGTAGAACTCGCGCAATTGCTCACGCACTGAACGGTTCACATCTTGGCGAACAGTTTTAGCGGGTGTGCGAATGAACTCAGGCATTTGAATAGAAGCAACTTTGGCTTCTAGGGCAGAAACCATCTCTTGCATTTCAGCTTTTACAGCTTCAACAGCAGCAGGGATTTTGGCTTCTACAGCAGTGATGCTTTCGGCTTGTTTAGCTTCGATAGCATCCAGTTTTTCGAGAATAACTTGGGACATGATTTAACCTTTAAGTCGTTTGTCAAGGAGTTTCAGAAGTTCACGTTGCTCAAGAGCCGCGAGAATTTCAGCGGTTGCCTCCGCATCAGAATCACTCTGAGTTGGCGCATTTTCAATAGGCACTACAACAGCATCACGCTGTTCAATCACCGTCTTGAATACAGATGCGGCGGCAACCGACATCTGCTTGGACAGCCCTGCATCCCGCAGTGCTTCTTCCAATACTTTCAAATCAGCAGAGCCATCAGGTCGGAAATATTCCAACTTTTTGATTTCTGCTGCCATGTTATTTGGGTGCATGACCACGCTAGTCTCGCGCAAACCACCTTTGGTAATCTGGAAATAACCATCTTCATATGGATCGGCAGAGCCAATGGTCATTGCTTCGCCATTAGCATCAACCATTTGATATTCTTCAGCATAAGCGCCAACAGAAACCCCGCCAAACATATTGGGGCTTTCTTTCATTACTTGGTAAAGGTCAGAGCCAGCAGTAGTGTTAAGAAACAAGCGACCTGAAGCATCCATGCCTTCGTCATCCATTTCAATGCTTGTCCACTCGCCCACAGGGATAGCGTCAGCATTGTGGTTAACGTACATAGGCAATGGTCGGCCCATTTCGGCAAACTCTTTGGCCCATTGCATAAAGCCTTCTGGCTTATAAAAGAATTTGCGACCATCAGCGCCTTCCCGTGCGCCCCAAGTCGTAATACGAGCCTCAATCTGTCCAGACGGTTCGGCGTTGTGCTTTTCGTTGAGATTCAGCTTGGCTTCGCAGATAAGATTCAATGTCTTCATTGATTGCCCCTAAAGCAATTGATTGGTTATTGTCCTGTATTTTAGGGGGCTGCCCTAAAAGTACAGGCAACTGTTTAGGTCGTTTGACCTGTTTGGCTAATGCTACCAGATATTGTGTATCAGTGTGCATGATATATCAAGTCTTGCCAATGTTCATTTTTTTTGTTTGATTGCCGCCTCCGCCACCCGTATCTTGTGCGCTTGTGCCGGGAATTGGATCTGCTGGTTTGGCATTTGCAGCTAATTCATCACCCCCATCCACAGAAGGCATATTCATGTAGTTACGAGCTTCATTAGGAGTCATGATACCGCCAGAAACGCCTGAAGTTGCAAAATTCATTTGATCCAAAGGCGCACCCTTCAAAAAGTCCTTAGTGTCAAACTCAATACACAGACTTGGGTAGCCTTCCAGTAAATGCTGTGTCAACTTCTGCTGAATGTTAACAATTGTGGGATACATGGTGGTTTTGTAAAACTCATCCAAAGCCGTTTGGCTGTTGTTGAACTTGCCATCATGAATGCCAATCATGGAAGGCGGCACACCAAACAAACCGCAAATTCGGCGCATCGTTTGCATTTTCAAAGCAGCAGCGTCAGTGTCTTGCAGGGTCAGCATCTCTAGTTTCTGATACTTCATGCCTTGATCCAGCAACATACCCTGACCCGGCTTACTTGGGTCACTGGTCTTGCTGCCTGTCATGTTGTTCCATGCCTCTTTCAACCGAGCTGCAATCTCTTTGTACTTGCCATCAGGAATAACTTGGTCAGTGACAAACATCCCTGAAGGCTTTGCACCGTTCTGCATGACAAAGTTGGCGTACAAGTCAATGTCTTGGTCAAGGCCAACCAACTCAGTAGCCAAAATAGCTTTGTTGAAGCCAGCAGAACCTTGCCATGCCATTTCCTTTGTGTGCATGACTTGGAAATACTTGAACTCATGGTCCTTGTTAAAACCATAGCTAGGCGTAGACAGTCGGAATGTCGGATAACGTGTAGGCGTGATATTCACGGCAATAAGCGTTGAATCCAACACATACATTTCTAGCGGAGTCTCTGTGGAACTGTTTTGGTCCTTCCTCCACCACAGGGTAAAGGCTTCACCAGACAATTCGTACCACATAAGCCATTGATACCAGAACTCATACTTGCTCTGGAAGTTGTTTGGGTTGTTAATTAACTTGGATACTTGACGGGCTTTTGCTTTGTCTCGCGCACCCACGCCCTCCCCGTTTGCAGCATCTACGGTTTTGCCATCTATCATTTCACAGCAAATTTTAATTGGCAGTTGAGCCAAGGCTCTAGCCTTGACTGCAACACATGACATGATTGTGCTGTTTCGCGTCAAAACAGACATATCTACCGGGCGACCAGCAGTTGTGGTGCTGGCGGTAGTTACATACAAGATTTGAGTGTTAACACCAGCTCGCTTGTCGCTGCCTTGGTAAACAATGTTATTGCCTAGCGCAGTCTGTCCAAACAACGTGTTTGATTCGTTGTTTTTTACGGATTTTCTTTTGAAAACATCAAATATAGCCATGTTTTACCTCAAAAAGTTCGGAAACCAAACCCCGATTGCGTTGAATTGTCTAAAGAACAGTGCATTGCAATGATTAGGCTAATAATACCATCAACCTTTGCTGATTTGTCAGCTTCGTTCTTACGGATTTTAATGTTTCCATTGACATCCTCATAGACTTCGCAGTTTCCAAGCTGCCAACCCACAAATGGATTGCCATCATGCTTGATGCTGTAACCCATCAATAATTTTTCAACGTGCTTGCTTGGGTTGCTTAAAACAGCCATGCCTTGCCCGACTTTTTTAACGGGTAAACCAGCATCATTTAGTCGAGCAACAAGGCTTGCAGCGTTATAAGCGTCAAAGCCAATTTCCTTTACATCGTATTTAGCACACTGCTGAATGATGTAATCGCTAATCTCCCGGTCATCCATGACGTTGCCTTCAGTGATGTGCAAAATGCCAGAATTTTTAGCAACTCTAAAAATATCACCGTAGTGCTTGGGGATTAAATCATAGCCATCTGCTGGCAAAAAGAATTTAAACTCAGCTTCGTAGTCATCATCCGCATATCGTTTTAAGGTGCAGACAGCGTTTAAGTCGCGTGTTGCCGCCAAGTCAAAGCCCATAAACACCGCTTCGGGTTCACGTTGTTCAATGATTTTGCACTTATCACTGTCCCAAAACTCGCGGTCAACCCATGCGCTGTTAGCAGAAACATAGATGTTCAACGTCTTGCAAAGGAACTCATTAAGAGCCGCTGGTTTGTGTTTGGCTTCTTCAGCGCGTTGAGCAATAGCGTCCTCAAAAATGGAAATGCCGTGCATGGGGTTAGCTTTAGCCCATGTTGACGGGTCGCGCCAATCGTCGCCGGGATCTAGGCTGTAAAGCAACCCAAACCAATGAGGGTTATCAACAGCTTCACCAGTCAACATCGTTTGAAGCATCATCATGTCTTCATAGAATTTTGTCTCTTTAGTAAAGCTAGCTGTAGTGATGTAAATCCTCAAAGGGTTCTGTCGAGCAACCATGCCTGAGTGCAGCACCTCAATGCTGTTACGGTCAATAATTTGCGCTGCCTCATCAATGATGGCGCATGACGGGTTCATACCGTCACCTGTTTTTTTGGCGTCCCGCGACAACGCCTTAAACATTGTTTGCGTGTCGCCTGTTTTCATGATGTTGTGTCTTGTCGGGTTATACAGTGCAGCCACATCTGGCGGCATAGCGTCAATGAATCCCGTTGCCGCTTGAAACACGATAGACGCTTGGTCACGGGTTGTTGCTAGTGAGTAGACTTCAGCGCCAGCCTCACCAAAAGCCAACTCATAAAGAGCAATCGCAGCAGTCAATGTAGACTTACCCGCCTTACGAGGAATAAAAATAATTACATCAGTAACCATTCTTTTACTTGGGTTTTTTTTTGCCCTAAAGCCATAAATGGCGCAAATTGTAAAAATTTGAAAAGGCTCTAAAACCAATGGACTGCCAGCGTCTGGGCCTTTAGTGTGACGCAGGGTGCAAATGAACTCTAAAACGTGTTCCACATATTTAACGTGAAATTCATAAGCCCATGATTTGTCTTCTAGTTGATTGAGAAATCTTTGGCAAGCTAAACGTATATTGCGACAAACTGCAATCTCACCCCTTGCCACTTGCACAGCATACATAATGCCGTTTTCGTAATTCATGGCCCTGCCAATAATTTAGAGTACTTGCCACCTTCTTGCTTATTTGTTGCAAGTCGCCCACGGGGTGTAAGCCCCAATTCATTCATCAACACCACCGCCCGGGCCAAGGCTTTGTCACCAGCGGTCAAGTAAGGGTTAGGCCCAACAGTTGCGCCATTGTTGAAAGTTGTCACGATGCCGCCTTTAGCCACGCCCTTCATGCACTTAATGTAAATTTCCATTTGGTTAGCAAGCGCGGCTAAAACGTGTTTGTCTTGGTTAGAGCCAATGCCATAGGTATCCCAAAGAAAGTCGGATGTTTCTTTAACAAACACATCCCTGTCCCATGCGTCAGGGTTATCAAGCCAATCGGCTTTAGGAACTCTAGCGCGAACAGCCTCAGGCAAGCCTTTGGCTTTGTGCTCTGCTTTTGTGCCGTGAACTAAATGCAATTCTGGTGGTAGTCGGTTCATGTTGACATCCTAGCATATAAGTAACCCCCCCGCTTAACCCAATTTATGCGTAATTGGG